AATTATTTTGAAGGAGAAATCTCCTTTTTTTCCTCAACTACTTTAATGTTATCTTCTTCCTTTTCTGGTGTCAATGAAAGTGATTCTTGTGTGTAGAAACGAACCCGTACAACCCTTTTACATGAGCCACATTTCACTTCCAGATTAGCCAGTTCTGCTTTGAATAATAGTCTTTTGCAAATTGGGCAGTAAACAGATTTCATTTTAAGCAGGTAATAATTTACAGTTACAATTTGGATGCAAGTCTCCATAGCTTACATCTTCATAGTCCGCTATGAACTCACTCCCATCACTTAATGATACACTTCCTCCTTTAGGAATGAAAGGCTTTCCTATCTCGACTATGGTCCCTGCCATAGCCTTACAGAAATCACAAGCACTATCGAATGCATACCATTTCATCTTTCTCACGCCAGATTGGATATATGATTGTGCTGATCCATAGTTCACTGCTTTATGAGATTCTGTTTCAGCAATTCTTTTTGCTCTGAAACCTTTAGCATCCTCGTATATACTTTCGATTCGCTTTGTTAGTTGTTCTGTATCTTCACCTGCAGCCAATCCCTGAGCCATTTGCTGTTGAATTTTGATTGCAGTTTGTTCATCAAAAGATTTGAGTTGTCTCTCTGTAGATGCGAATATATAATCTCGTGCTGCTTGATCAGATACGAATTTCACATCGGGCTTTCCTAGGAATTCGACACCTTTTACACCAGACTTTTCGTAAGCACCAAAGAGTAGGGCGACTAATTTCTCAAGAAGCAATTCAATATCTCCTTTGTCATTAACCTCATCAACAAGCTGATCTATGAACTTATTAACAGTATCTTTAGGCAATACAGACTTTCCACCAGTCGCAGATTGCAGTAGTTCTATTACACGCTTCTTCTGATCATCTAAATATGGTGCTAAAGTCTTTTTATATGGCGATATCAATCTCAATCTTAGTTTCTCGAGGATATTTACATATCTAACCGTTCCATCATCTGCTTTCTTTATTTTTTTTTTATTATCCACAGAGTTATGCACATGTCCACATTCACATTCTTCAGATTGCTTCTTATCTGTGTCCATTCTAATAACAATCTTTTGAGGTTGTGTTTCGTTACTAGCCGCAGGTGGCTCATCTATAGCAATATCACTGAAAGGAACATACAAACTATCTCCACCCTTTACAGGCTTGTCGCCGTCCATAGCTCTAACTTCGTTGATTGTCTTCCATTTATTTACTGCAGCCTGTTGATATTGCAGTTTCTTTGCATCATCTTGAGGAACTTGAGATACATGCTCTACATAAACGGTTTTATCATTGTAAATTCTTCTAATAGCTAATCTAATGGCATCATCTAGCTTGATTTGTTTAGGATCTGTTACTCTCTTTGCAAAATTGTATTCTAAAGCTTCAACATTGGACCTACCAAGACCAGATGAATCAGCGTCTCCAAGTAAAGCCTTGGGAACCTTGAATATTCCTCTAACTCTTGAATCTGTAATACCTTTTAGACTTGCCATATCAATATCAGCTATTGATAGACCAACCTTCTGGAATGATGCATCTGTATTTCTGATGATTAGTGTCTTTCCTACATTCTGAAGACCTGAGTTTGCTTCACGCCATTGCTTTTTGATTTTATTGAATGTTTCTTTTCCAATCTTACCGTTTAGAGATAGAACACCACTTGGTGAAGCCTGGTTCTCCATGAAGTTCTTCTGGAATTCAGATGTACTATTTTCAGTTTGAACATAAAGCAATCCTGCTTCTACAGCACTAAGCCCATGATCGGGGTCTATTGGATTGAATGTCTTGAAATGAATGACCTCGTATAGTTCGAGAGGTACTTTCACTTCCGATGACTTGTTGAATACATAGCCAATTGTTTTACCATTCTTATCCTTGGCAGTATCTACTAGATCAGGTCGCATCATGTATATCTCCTTGGGCTTGTGTGATAGTTCTCCAACAGCTAAATACCAATATGAATCTCCTGTTAGCTCTAGATATGATTGTGTGGCTTCCATGAGGTCGTACTGGCTCATATCTGGATTTGGGTTCTCCATTACCGTCTTGAACCCATGATCTATGTATACTTTTTCTCCTTTTGGATTTTTTCGATAGAATAGGGGTTCATACTTTGCGACATCGGTTGCAATTACTGAAACACAAGAGTATACAAGGTTCTTATACAGCTTCAATAGCTTGAACTTCGATATCTTCCCATTTACCGTACTAATCCATGTTGAAAAACTATCTACAGAGGTATCAAATGCTTTTGCGATACCACTCAGGGCTTTTTGTAGTATATTCATATTTTTGCTTACTAAATAATTTCAAAGTCATCTTCCTCAACTGATTCCTTAGGATCTGCAAATGTTAATGCTGCAGAATCAGCGGCATCAGGTGATGTAACATCTATTCCAAGTTCCTTCATTAGTTTTTTAAGTTCTTCTTTTGGTTGTATCTGGAACTTCTTCTCACTATTCTCTTTATAGTTTATCACTAGCAGTTCGTAAAATCTATCATCTTTAACAATCTTTCCACCATTCTTAAGCCATAGGTACAATTGATAATACATATATGCTCTCATATTCAAGTATCTATCTGTTTCCCCTTTAGGTGCTGATGATCCAAACATTACTTTGTTAATATCCCTATCTCTTTCCGTTAGTCTATCTCCAACACCCTGACCTAAACCACCACAGTCAATAGAAACATCTTCGTTCTCTATATTGTATAGGTCCATATAATTTTCCACAATAGGTACTTGCTGCATGGTATCTGCTATTTTGTTTTCTGCTAGTAACCTCATCACTTTTGGATATCTAATTGTGAATACACTTCTATCGCTTCCACCACCTGCAATATCCACACCAAGCCTTGGAAATCCTTCAGGTATTTTCTTGATCACATTGCCGTCATCATCTTTGATTTCTTTGGTGCAATATATATCCTGGTATTCCTGCTCGGTAATAAATGAACTTTCTAGTAACTTATCGCTTATTAGTTTTCTGAATCCGTTGGTTACTAAATCATCACTCTCAGGGAATTTACATTCATACAGTACATCGAAAAACGGCATCTCTTTCATCTCTTCAATAAAGTCAAGTGTGAATCTTCCTTCTTTAAGTGCTTGGTTATAATCAATGAATATCTTGTTATACCTTATTGATTGCCATGTCTTCATGAAGTGGTTTCTAAAGAATGGGTTTCCAATCTTCAATAAAAATGAATCTGGATGACCACCTAACATTCTCATGATCATAGCCTGTAAGTCATCTGGTATTAGTGAAGCTTCATCTTCTACAACATTCCTAGCTCCTTCACCAGTTACAACTTCCTTAACTCTCTTTCTGTTTTGGGACGATGCGGTTAATGTCTTTATTTCTCCACCATCCAACCAGGTGATTCTATCCTGGCTTTTCTCATGCTTCAATCGCTCAAGTTTAGGAACTGAAAGTGGATCTATTTGTCTTTCAAGCGATGGATGATCGAAGATATGCCTTATTGCCTTACTCATAATGATATCTGTTTTTTTCTGCTGTCCTGCGACTATGGTCCAGGGTTCTTTGAATGTGATTGACCTTAGGTCTATTGCCATTGCGACAACTTCAGATTTTCCATACTGTGATGGAGTGATAATCTGATTCCTTTGATATCGCTTCAATAGAATTGTGTTGAAGATATCAGCCTGACCATCTTTAAGGTCGAATGGTTCTCCATCATCATCTTTGAAGAACAACCTACACAGCTCCTTGGCTACTGTCCTCTCCTGTGCTTGGTTGTGTACCATCTCCTGAATCGCTTCCGTTGTTTTCTTTTGTATTATTTCCATGATTTAATGATTCAACTAAACTTCTAACATTCTTTAGTGTTTCGGTTCCTATGTCATTAGTTACTTTAGATTCCTCTACAAAATTATCTACTGCTTGGAGCCATAGTTTTATTCTAGGTGCATCTTGATCCTTTACAATACCATCTAGTAAACATTGCATTACATTCTTAGTTAACTTCTTTGCCCATGTTCTCCAGTCAATATCCTCGTATTCAACAGGTGGTTTCTTCACATTCCATTCCTCACTTAGTGTAGATGGAGATATCCCGAATTTCTCTGCAAACTGTCCTTGGGTTTTTATCTCTATCAATTCGAGAAGCTCTTCATCATCTATGCCTAGTTCTTCCGCATAAGTTCGACCTAGACGCTTCATCGTGCTAGGGAGTGATTTCCATATTAGATACAATCTGTATTCTCTTGGTTTTTTCGGATTTATTAGGGTATCTGACATATATCAAAAAGAGTAGGGTAGAATAGGGCACTCCCCTACTACATCCCCACTACATTCAAAAATAAAGTAGTGCTAGAGGGGGTGTATCAATTCGGCGAAGTTTAGACTTCAGACTTATACATCCCCCTCGTACAGCTACATGAATCGAATGACTGAATAACTTAAATCAGTTACTCTTTCATCCTTGAGCAAAACAACGCCCCTTTGAATCTTGGTTCTAGGTAGTTCAATGATATTCTCACCGACTAATGTTCCTACCTCTTTGGTTAAGGTTATATAGATAGTTCTCCATCTTACCTTCCCCCAAAATACATAGCATAACGGATATCTTTTCCCCCTGAATGGTATTCCATTGATAGCTATGTCTAGTATCTCTGGTTTGAGCTTCGAATAGTTATTCAATTCAGTAAGGTATCTGTAGTCTATGTTTCGATCCTCCTTCTTCGGCAGCAGTTTCATTGCTTCCTCCATGTAGGTTATAAAGAGCAGTAATCTTATGGTGCAACTCGTTTGCACTTCCCGTCTTCATATTCATATCTTACCACAACTGTCGTATCTTTTTCTGGATATAATGTACCTGTAGGAATCATATGTCCAACCCTTACAGACCAATCAACAAAATGCACATATCCCTTTCTCCTTAAATCTAACCCAAAGTTCACATCTGGACCGAAGTCACTAGCATAAAATTCAGAACTCACAAATGCTTCTCTTTCAACAATGAAACAATAGAATCCCGTAGCATCTACTCTGGAGTACATTTGATTTGATACATATGGAATCGTTTCAAGCGATTTTATTTCTTCGGTCTTTGGAGCCCACTTCCCATCATTAGCAATCCAAGCTCCTATCATTCGATACCCCCATCTACCTACTTGAACACCAGATACGATTCCTACCTTAATCCCTGAGTTCTTTACTGATTTGAATGTGTTGTAGGATGCAAATAGATTAGCAAAATCATCGTAATTAGTTAAAGTATCATCTTCAATACAAAATACAAGATCACTATCCTCGGGAATATGCTTCTTTGCTAAATTAAAGACATCAGCGATTCTTCTCCTGCGTTGTGCAATATTGTTTTCTGAGACTGGTGGTAAATCTGTTTTAATAACACCTATTAGCTTGTATTTACTATTCACAGAATGTTCTTTTATTGCTTCTGCAATATTTGATTCGTTCACCAGTGGACTATCAGCAATAACTAGAATATCAACATCACAACCCATCATATTCATTACTGAAATTTGATGCATCATAATTTCGATATTCTTAGCCCTTGAAATTGGCAAGAGTATAGTTGTTTTCATTTGTTTATTTTCTTAATTTAGATTGTACCGCATTTAGTATATTAGTATATTCTGGCAATTTGTAGGCTTCATTTCCAATAATGTAATCATCGAATCTTCTTCCATCTGTATCTCGCATATTCTCAACACAGAGATATTTTATTTCCTTCCCGCCTTTTCTATGCAGCATCTGATCAAAGAACGATTTCAGGCTACCTATATATGCTATTTTCTTTTTGTTCTCTGGTTTCATTTTATATCATCGAAGAATTTATAATAGTTTTCTCTTTGATTTTTCCATGAGTACATCTCAGCAATAGAATCTGCATTTGAGTTCGCTGTCTTCATGAATTCAGGATTTTCAAATTGATTTATAACTCTAATCAAATCTTGCACATCTGCTTCATATACATCTACTTTTGCGTGGAATTCAAATTCTCCCTGCCTTGTAGCATTAACAAGCCATTCAGAAGGAAGCTTAGCATTGTTTGGGGATATATTAGTCATAATCACTGGCATTCCTGCAGATAATGCTTCCTGCATTGGCAAACACAGTCCACCATACCTTCTAGGAAGCACGAGAACATCTCCTCTGGTATACATATCCTGGTAATTAGGAATATCTGCGATTATCTCCATGTTCAATGAAGTTCTTAATCTATTCAATTCATCCTTTACTGGCTGAAAGTATTCTCTTGCTCTTGAATCAGTAGGTACTTGATAATATACAACATATCTGAATTTATTTCCCAACCTTTCCGCAGCAGCCAAGAATGAAAGTGTTCCGTTCCTATCCATGAATGCAGGTCTCCCGATTATGTGCACTAGTGTTTTGCATTCGCTTATTTCTCTAAATGGGATTTTATCTCTATTGATTGGAACAGGAAGCTCTTTGACTGCTGCCTTGCCCATTCCTTCAACTCTATCCATATTCCATGGTGCAGGTGCTGCAAATATTGTAGGTCCTTCTAAATATGGCTTCCTGAAATAGTCTAGGAACTCGTAATTGTATTGCTGTACTACCTTTACACCTGTCTTTTTTGCCCGTTCATGGAGATAATAATTCAAAGGTGTTTCGCATTCAAATAC